AGAATCCAACAACCCATGTTCCTTCTACTGGACCAGTTGGGCTAATTCCTACACCTGTTTGTGCCGCTGATGTAATTGGTTGAATTGGAAATGCCCAAGGAAGAGATTCAGATGGCATTTCCCCTTTATTTTCTGTATGCCATCCAAGAATTCTAACTCTGCATCTTCCAAGAAAGAGTGGATCATGACGATCTTCAACAACTCCTTGCCACCAAATAAACCCATCTTTTCCCATAAAATTAGTTGCCACTTACTACTCCTGTTCCATCTGCGGATTGTATCACTGGATTCATTAATCCAAAACTAGGTGAAATTTGAGATCTATATCCATCTTTAATTGCTTCAATACGAAGTGTATATTCTGAACCTGTAAGTTTATGTTTTAATGCAGTAATCAAATACTTTCCACTATAATACTTATGAGGTTCTACTGGCTTACCTGCTAATGCTGCTTCTGGATTTTCTGATGGAAATTGAAACCAGATTAAATCTCCTACTTCTCTTGCAGAATCTCCTGGTACACTAAATTGAAGTTTAATTGTTTCTAATTGCCTTTTTTGTGAAGTCCTTTGTCCTAACCACTCCTCCACTCTTTTTTCTGTTTCTTTTGGATTATCTGATGGAGGTCCACCATGTACAGTTTGTGCTTCAAAATCTCCACCTGGCGAAAGCTCTCCATTTTTATCAACAAGTGCCGTAGACCTAATTCCTTTTGCAAATTTAAAATATATTCCTTTATTTGATGGATAAAGAGAAGTATATGATTCTGGTTTTCCAAGCATGTCTGCTCCATTTGAACAAACCTTACCTGGATCTGCTTTAAAAAAATCATCCTCAGAAGTATTTTCCTGTTCTGCCGCTGTACCTGTATTTTCTGTGATTGTTTCAGCCCCAGTTGTTGCATCAATAAAACTTACTGTCTTTTCAGGACTTACATAATGAAAATCATTCTTTGTCCATTTCATTCTAACCAAATCATGTGTAATAGTTCTATTAGCATACATTCCAAGTCCAAGATTTTTTACTGTATCAAAAGTATGAACAACATCAAATTCAGAAACAGAATATCTTTTTTCTATTTCACTTACAGTATCTATATTTCCGGGCCGATGAACATAAGTTGCAACAAATGGTTTCTTACCTGCTACCCCAATAAGAGGTGTGAATGGTTCTGCTCCTGGCTCAGATCCCCCATCATAAACTGGTATAAAAGATGTATTTGCCGATCCAGCATCACTTTCAGTTTTGTAAGTATTATAATGTTTAAATTTTGTAGGGAAATCTGTTGACATTGTATATCCTCGAAACCCACCTTGCATAAGAGTTTCAATAGACACAAAACGGAACCCCTTTAAAGTTTCATAAAATACAAAATTAGCTCCCTTAGAAGTGGGGTTAGCTGACAATGCTCTAGTAGTTAAAAAGTTAATTGCTTTAAACGGAGACCAATTTGGAATACACGCTGAATAAACTCCCTTAGTTGGTTCCACTAATAAATTCTTACTTGTTGGCCGATGATTTGCTGGTTTTTTCTTTCCTAAAAATGCATCATAAAAAATATCTCTCACCATATCTGCAATTGTATAAGTCTTATCCTCCAAAGGATTTTCTGGTTTTTTATAAGATGTTAATTCTGCTGTTGGATAACTCTTTTGAACCTTTACCATCATATTTGTAATTTGAGCATCAGACACAAAATATAATTTAACTGCTCGAAAATTGTCATTAATTTTTATTGGTGGATCAACTTTATATATTCTGAATCTGTTAATAATTAATTTTGGTTGATCTGCTACGTCAACATCTGCATCTGCTCCTGAAGGGTTTCCTATTGGTGGTGGTACAGCTCCAGCAGTAGCCATAGATATTTCTAAAATTTCTTCTCCAACAATAGGAGTAGATTCAATTAATCCAACTCCATCTTGAATTGTAATATCTCCAGAAACTATGGGACTATACAAGTCTTCATAGAAATTAATTTCTTGCCATGCAGAAGAATCTTTCTGAAGGTCTATTGGGTTATCTGCCCCTCTAGTCGGAGAAATAAGTCTAAGCTTAGTAACCTTATAATCACCAGGAAACATTCCAGGTGTTTTAGGATTATAAGCAGACTTTCGTTCTTTTTCTGTTAAAATTCCTGATCCAGCCATTATTAATATTATCTAAATGTTTGTCTTGCCTCATCCATTACACCAGAAATAAATGATGCATCAATGAGACTAATTGTACGGTTTGCTTCATTTTTTTCTTGCTCATATTCATAAGCGTATTTTATTTGTCTATTGTCTTCTCCCACAGTACGATAAGTAGTATAATCTACTTCTATTACTCTTTCTGGAATTGAATCAGATGTTCCAGTTACTTCTGTTCTTGCATGAGTAATTTGTTCATAATGATGAAGAGTAACCTTTGACTTATCAACTGATCCATATCTATTAGTCAAATACATTCCAAAATTCTTAGTATCCATAGGCCATGACCAAAAGGGATCAAGCATATTATTAACCATAAAAATAGTCCATGTATATTTTACATCACCATAGATATTAAATGAAAGAAGATCTGGTCTAGACATTTCTTCTGGAATAATATAAGGATAATACATGGAAATTTCTTCTTTAACGGCATTCCTAAATTTTTGTCGAATCATAAGATTTACAGCAACAATATATTCTGGAGTAGTAGAATTTTTACCTTCAATATCATAGAGAATTCTGGGAAAATTGGAAAAATATTCTGACATATTAGAACCCCTTGGCTATTGTTTGTTTAGTCATAAGAATTGTTTCTTTAAATCCAAGACTTATAGTAGTTGTTACTGGCTCACCACCATCCGCAAAGAAAGCAGCACCACCAGAAGTAGCATAATCTACACTAAAATTATCCATAACACATTTACCAATTTTAAATAAAGGAGAATTTGCTGTTGTTGTCGAAGCACTATTAAGTAACATTTTAATTTCGAATTCTTCTGGATAAGTCAAGGCGGCTGAAGTATTGATATTACCACCGGCTGTAATTCGTGTTTGTGCTGTTCCGGACCTCACTGCTTGAGGGTCAGGATCTGAAATTCCTGCAACTCCAGGATGCATATGAAACTTAAAAAACCGGACTATATTTTTCACCGCCTCAGCTTCATCTAAATTCTCAGGAGACATAGTAAAAGTATAAGAGAAAGTCCGAAATCCTCCTGGTCCTTGATAAATTATTGCTTTATGGGGATTCATTATTACACCAACTTTTCTCTGTAGCGCTGTAATCGCAGTTCCCGCCGGTCCTCCCATTTTTCCTATTGCTTCTTTAGCTGTTGCAGCTATAAGAGATTGTCCTATATTTCCTGATGTTCCCTTCAATCCTTTCAATGCACTCAACGTCCCTGCCATGTCTCCACCCAGTGCAGCGCCTACTACATTTTGAGCTCCTTCTCGACCCACACCAGCCAAAGCTATTCCCAATGATCCCATATCTACATCACCATAAGATTGTGTATATGCAGCTTTCAAAGCCTCTGGAGGAAGATATAGCGCAACCATTGATCCTGGAGCGGGCGAAGTAGAATTATTTCTACTCTTTAATGCCTGAAAAGTTATTCGATGAGGATATTCAAGTGTATTACTGTCTAAATCTAATGGGAATTTCCATAATTGGGATGCCGCCATTGTTTCTCCTATTAATAGAATCTATGCTTACTACATATTTATACTATGAGTTATAAAGGAAGATTTAAACCCAAAAATATATCTAAGTATAAGGGGGATTGGCAGAAAGTTATCTATCGATCACTCTGGGAACTTAGATTTATGCGCTATTGTGACCACACTGAATCTGTTATAAGGTGGTCAAGTGAAGAAGTAATCATCCCCTATCGTTCACCAATTGATGGAAGAAAACATAGATACTTTCCAGATTTTTGGCTCAGAGTATTGAATGCAGATGGTCAAATTAAAGAAACACTAATAGAAATAAAACCCAAAGCACAAACTAGACCACCAAAAAACACTCCACCTAAAGATCCTAAAAGGAGAAGAAGATTCATTAAAGAAGTCAAAACTTGGGGAGTTAATGAAGCAAAATGGAAAGCGGCAACAGCATATTGTATAGATAAAGATTGGACTTTTAAAATTCTAACAGAAAGTGACTTAAAACATTTTAACTAAATATTATTATGGCAGAATTACCACGAGAAATACAAGAAGGGTTTCTTGATAAACTCAAGACCGCAATCAAAACAAGTACTGCTGGAGCAAAGGCAAGAGCGGCGGGGGATTGGTTTAAAGAAAAGGTAAAACAAGCAACATCAAGTGCACGAATGGGTGCAGTAACTCCCACTCAATTACTCAAAAAACAGCCTGATGATAGTGCTACACTTGGTAAAATGTTCTTCTATAAGTATGATCCAAAGTTTGCTAAGAAGTTACCTTATTGGGATATGTATCCTTTGGTATTTCCATTTGAGAAAGCTAAAGGTGGATTCTATGGTTTGAATCTACATTATATTCCACCAAGAGATAGAGCACTTTTAATGGATCAACTTAATCAATTTGCAAGTAATATCAAATATGATAAGACAACAAGACTTAATCTTACTTACAATACTCTTAAAAAATATGGAAGAGCAGTTCCATGTGTCAAAAGATATCTAGGAGATCATGTGGTTTCAAACACAGTCCGTATAGATGCAGACGAATGGGAGATAGCAATCTTTCTTCCAGTAGAACGATTTCAAAAAGAATCCAAATCAGTAGTTTGGAAAGACAGTAGGAAGTATTACTAATGGCAGCAACATTTTCTCCAAATACAATTAAAGCTTTATTAAATTCTCAGGGCGGAATTGCCTATAATGACAAATATATGGTAACACTTAACAAGCCGCCTGCGTTTGACCCACCAGGTGGAATGCAAATGAGACAAAATTTATCTATGCTCTGTGATACTGCTACTCTTCCAACTAAGAGTTTAGCAACATTTGAAAAAACAATTTATGGTCCAGTAAAAGCCATGCCATACCGTATGACCTTTACTGAAGCATCAATGTCTTTTATCATGACAGATGGAATGAAAGAAAAGAAATATTTTGATGCATGGCAAAATAAAATTGTAGATCAAAAAAATGGGAATCTTGGTTTTTTTGATGATTATGTTTGTGATATTCTAATTCAAAAATTTGGAAGAACTGCGGACAATACTGATGAAACCCCAACATATGCGGTAAAATTGCTTGATGCATGGCCAAGTATTGTTTCTGAAATTCAATTATCACACTCTGGTGGAACAGAAGCAATGAAATTACCTGTAACTTTTCAATATAAAAAATGGGAATCAACTGATGTTGCTACGGCATATGCTGGGCCGAGTAGTGGCGCTGGTGCGCGGAATTAAACATTTATAATTTAATAGGAGATAATTATGGCTTTGCCGAAATTAAATATTGTAAAACACAATTTAATACTTCCATCTACTGGAAAGAAATATATATTTAGACCCTTTCTGGTAAAAGAAGAAAAAATATTAATGATGGCTATGGAGAGTGGCGAAGCAACAGACATGATCCATGCTCTTAGAGATATCATTACTTCTTGCGTTGAAGGAGATATTAAAGTAAATGATTTACCAATGTTTGACATTGAATATATCTTTCTTCAACTTAGGTCTAGATCAATTGGAGAAAAAACTCCAATTACTTATTCACTTGAGAATGATAACTGTGAAAAAGTAAAAGGAGCTAATTGTTCATACTTGGTGGAAATAAATTTAGATGAAGTTCAAGTAGAGAAGAACAAAGATCATAAGGC